CTTGTAGCGTTTTAAGCGTCCAAGCCTCTAGGTCTTTTGCGATATCTTCCGGCTTGCGGCCTGCGGTGGCTATACCTGTTGGTGTGGGGGTAAAACTGCCAAAATTAGCCCTCGTGCCAAGTGTTGCAGCCATGCGGGTGATTTCCGACATATAAGGCTGGACAAGTTGTGACATGTAGGATTCCAGCTCTGGATTTTCAGACAGTTCCAGCCTTGAGCGGCTACCTGTCCACCAATTGCCGGTCTCTCTTGTCTGGTAGTTTTGCGCTGTTACATTCCCATTATTAACTCCCAATTGAATCCCAGATGATGTAATTCTGTTTTCGCTGTCGAACATGCTGCTAATAATGCTGCTTAGCCCACGAGTCCACCATGTTAATGCGGCATTTGCAATGCCATTAAAGCCAAGTGCGTCTCTTAGCCCACTTTCCAAAGCCGCTAGACCAAATGGGCTTTTTTGTCCGGCAGTGGATATGTTTGCACCTATCCCCGGCGCATTAGTTGCTAAACTCATTCCAGCGCCGCCAGATTCAAATAGTGCGGTCAGACTATCCATACTCTTTGACAACCGGCCTATGGTAACTGATACGTTGTCGGTTGAGGCTGTCAGCCGTGCAAAACTCTCCTCTGTCTGGCTGTCCTGTACGCTCATCAGTGGGGTGGTGAGATTGCCAAGTCCTGAACCAGAAGATGTACCTGAAGAGGCAAACGAACCAGAAGGGGCGGATACGCTGGTTGCCCCACTGCCAAAGGATGTAGATGCAATTTTTGCAATCTGCATTGCTCCGGTGGCTGCTATGATAACGGCTGCTACTGTTCCGGCTATTGGCCCCAGGTCTGAATAAGCCCGCATAATACCGGCTGCGGTAGACATTACGGCACTGGCAATATTTAATGCCTTGGCCGCTTCAAATCCGTCACGACTGGACTGATCCATTGTGGATGCAAGACCACTAAACATATCACCAGCCGCGCCAACATAATCCGATGTCATTTGCAGTTGGCCGCGAGTTGTCAGCTTGGTGCTATCGCCCTTTTCTGTTTCATATTTTTTATGACTGACTGCCAAAATGCTATCAAATGCCGCCAACTGCGGAACAGTCTTTTTTGCTTGTTGAAGGACGCTCTGCCAACCTGCCTGACTTGCATCCGACTGTATCTTTGCAAGCTTTTGAGCACTGGCAAGCTTCTCGTCTACTGTTTTCTGATCCAGTGCTGCCATTACTGACGCGGCCTCTGCTGTGGTGCTGAGTCCGGCCTGTGCTGCCGCAAGATTGGCATCTTGCAGCTCTTTTATTCTGGCCAGCCTGGTCTGGTGTGCGTCGGCTTCAATTGCCATCTGGTTTGAGAGCGGGTCAGTTACTTCGCCCAGGCTGTTTGTACCGACTTGAGATGCTTTGAAAGCTGAATTGGTAGCTCCCAGCGCGGCAATCTCTTTCGATACTGCGAGTCTTTGTTTTTTATAATCTTCCAGTGCTTTTATTTCCGACCGGTTGTTGTCGGCCTTTTCTTTTGCAGATTTGGCTTGAACTGTTGCCAGACTGGTTTCAATCTTGACCATTTCCGCCTGTGCCAGGCTTACCGCACCCTGGCTGGTTTCGATGTCTTTGTGTGCATCAAGATATTCTTTGGTGGCTTTTGCAAGGCTCTCTTGAAGTATCTGAATTTCCTTCTGAGATTCTTTATCAATTACCGCTCCTACCTGCTTGTGGTATTGCTCTATGGTCAACAGATGGTCGGCGTACTTCTCAGCTAAGAGCGCCTTTTCTGTGGACATGTTGTTTTTAAAGGCCGACATGGATTGAGCGGCCAGTGCTTCGTCAAGAGCATGTTGTCCCTTTTTGGTGTCAGCCTCGATCATGTTGGCTTGGATAATTGCAAGGCTCTTTTCGTTCTCTGCCCGTGCTGCGGCGGCTTTCGGCCCTTCTGCTTTGGCTGTGGCTGCGTTCATATCGTCGTACTTCTGACGTAACGCGGCCAACTTATATCCAAGTTCATCTGTGGCCTTACCTGATAACAAGGCTTCTTGTCTCCATGATCTTTGGGCTGCAAGGAGTTGTTTTAAGGCGTTGTCGGCTTCGGTGTTTTTGTCAGGCGGGTCTGGTTTGCGTGTCTTGTCAAGTTCCTCCCTGATCTTTTTGTTTCGCTCTGTGGCAGATACCAGGGAATTAATACCCTTAGTCTGGTTGTCAATTTCTCTATTTGCACCGGCCATAGCATCTTTAAAATTGCCGATAAAAAGGACATCCATCATCCCTGGATTTTCCAGTTTCTGTTTTACCTTGTTTGCTGCGACAACCTTCTCTTGCATGGCTTGTATTTGGGAGTTGAACTCATTTTGCTCAATTATCCCAAGTTCCTTACGCGCCTTTGCCCTTGACTCTGCATCGCCCTTTGTTGCTTTTTCCAACAAAAGTTCTTTTTGCATCATCTTGTACTGTTCATCGAGCGTTTCAATCGGCTCCGGTTTCTTGGTTCCCATCTCCAAAGCTTCTTTTTTTGCTTCACGATATTTATTCCACCAGAGAACGGCGGAGGTAATTGTGATTATCAAGAGTCCAATCCACCCACCCATGGCATTAAAAGCTACACCTACCGCTTTGGTTGCGCCTTCAACAGCTACCGTTGCCGTAGCAAGGGCGCGGGCTGAAATTGTAGCTGCCGCTTGGGTGGTTGCCAGCGTTACGGTTGCTGTGGTAGTAACTGCTGTCGCCGCTGTATTGGCTGCTGTGGCTGTGGCAAGTTGAAGTCTGGTGTCAATTACTGCCCTGTTAGCTGCGGCAAGCGCGGCACATGATTGTGTATATGCGGTATTAGCGGCTGTTTCGGCGTGCGTTCCTTTTGCCGCTAACATTGCGGTTTCGGCGTGTGTACGCTTTAAAACAGCATTGGCGGCAATGGCCTCGGAGTTGGCAAGCGTCACCTGCATGTTCCTGACTGTGGCTGCTGTCAGTGCTTCTTTGGCTTTTGCTGCCGCTAAATCACCTTCTGCGTTCATTACTCTTGCCGCTGTTTCCCCGCCGCTTTTTACTGTTTTCACACCATCTGATACCGACATACCCAAAAGCGGATTATTCTTTGCTACGGTGGTTGCAAAGTTGTTCAACATCCTCCCTGAAAAGACCGCCGCCATTGCCACGCCGATGTTTTTAACTGCTTCGGCAATCTCTTTCATATTGGCGGTGATGGTTTTCAGTGCGCTGGAAAAAGCAGGGGCGTGCTCTGCGCCGATAGCTGCTTTCAGTTCAAAGAAAGCATTTTTGACATTATTGATTGAACCTTGCAGTTCTTGTGCTGCGGTCATTGCATCTTTCCCAAATATCTGATGCAGCAACGGCCCTAGCTTCATATATTCATCGGCGGTCAACTTTGACTTGCCGATCATGTCCATCAATTCCTTGCTGGTCTTACCAGTGCTGATCTCCAACAGTTTGATGATGTTCAAACCACGCTCTGCGATGATATTGACATCTTCAAGTTGTATCTTATTTTTCATCATCCCCTGGTTAATCTGTAGCCATACCCCGGAGATCTGATCTGAGGTCATTTTCAAAGCGGTGAACGCTTCAGAGAAACCGGAAAACATTGCCTTTGTGGGTGCACCTTCAAACTTTGTCCCTTTGGTGGCCTGAATCAGTCGCGTATATGCAGATGCTAACGCGGTAATTTCTTGGCCGAGACGCTTGGATTCACCCGTGACGTAGCGCATCTCAGACGCGCCCAAAACAGCCGATCCGGTCAATACCTTGAACTGAGTATTAAGCCGCTCCATGGCAAGTGCCGCATCGAGGATACTTTGAATCCCCTGTATGCCAGACCATGCGGAAAGAGAAACAAGAGCGGTCTTGAGCATGTTAACCGGGCTGATGATCTTGTTAACTTCGTCACCCAGAGATTGCACACCGCTCTTGATATTCTTTAAACCGCGCTCTGCCTGTTCGGTTTCAGCGGATATTTTGACGTTCATGATCTGTTCGGTCATTGTTGTTCCTCGATCATGCTAACTTGGACATGTTGCACATACTCTTTCGAGCTGATCTCCAAAGGTTTTACGACATTTTTCCACTTCTCTGCCGTTGCAGTAATCGCCTAATCCCTGGTGTTGTTTTCCGCTTTTGTTATCTTTGGCTGATTTCGCGTTGACGTAGGCGGTGTCCATTGCTTTGATACACGACCATTCAAACGGTGTCGGGCTGTTTCCTGTGATCCTCCCCCATGCTTCAAGTTCCGTATGAGGGAGTTTGTTGTGGATCACTCCGCCTGCGCCCATTGCTCCAGCTATAATGGTTATGGTGCGGTCTTGAGATAATTCGATAAACCAGTTGATGATGTGCGTTACTGCTTGAAGATTATCCGGGATGGGCGGGTAAGTGGTCGCATCCGCTAATTTCTGCGACCACTCAGCCAGTCCCTCCCTTATTTCTGCAAAAAAATTGCACGGTCTGTCATGTCTTGATCTACCTGGTCTTTAATCCAGTCGATGTTTTCATAGACCTTTTGTATATTTTCAGGAGTGAATGCCAGCCACTCATTATCTGCAAATTCAATTTCAGGTCGTGTGCCGGTGCGCCATGATTCAGTACAGCCGACAAGTAATTCCATGCCGTCCCGTTTCTGTTTTTCGTCTGTGATTCTAATTCGTCCGTTTCTGGATTTCAGTGACTCTTCAATCCGGCGGTTATTCTGCTTGCTGACAATGGATTTAAACTTGTCAGAGTCTTTACCGTGGATGGTAATGAAAATCCCCATGGGGAGGTCGGTGTCAGGGTGTTTCAGTTCGATTTCTGCGGTCTGTTTTGCTTTCAGATCGAGTAGTGCCATATAGTTTTTTCTCCTAGCGGGTATTCCCCGTAATGAAATTTCCGGCAGTGCCGGTGATAAAGTAAAAAAGGGTGAAGTTTGGCGGGATTCCACTGTTCGTGAGGAATCCCGCCAAATCGTTACTTCACAAATGCAATGGAAAGTTCATCATCTCCGGTGTTCATCAAGAGATTAAACGTAAGACCGGATACCATGATGCCGTTGCGGTCGGACGAATCGACTTTGGTATAAATCGCCTTGGGTGCGGTGATAGTGAACTTGTTGTAATCACCAGTAGGGGGGAGAACCGGGCCAATGCTGAAAGCTGCCTGATTGCCGGACTTCCACTTACCAATAAAGTCATAAGTGGCGACAAGTTCAGTCTCAGGGTCAAGCGTGCCGGAAGGTTTGCGGCTGGTGATGAGAGCAGACATAAAACCGTCCGTGGCTCCAATGCTGGATCTCATCTGGACACTGTTTGCCATGTCAATTGAAAACGATTCGGCAACCATAGTGCTAACACCGTCCATGGAGAGTGCCGATCCCATTAGAACAGGGGGTACGGTGGCCTCAAATGTCGGAGATATCATTGGCCCGTCAACGGTTGCGGTATAAACGCCGTCAAAGGTGAAATCAGCATAAACGACTTCGCCCACTTTGCCGCTGATCTTGAAAGAACCGCGACAACCGCGAGCTTTTTTAATCATGCCATCTTCGTAGACCCAGATAGTGAGTGAGGGAATGCCAGTGGAGGCCGGGAGGTAAGTGGCGGATTCTGTGCCTGCCGTGGCGACGATGGTTTCTGCCATACCACAAGCCCTGATGTATGTGCCGAGTGCAGGCTTAACCGTAGATGAATAAGCGGCCCCTGCACCTTTCAGTTCGGCCTTGAAAGATATCTTGGCTGAACGTGCGCCCATGGTAGGGGCAAGGTTTGAAAGCGTGTTCAACATCGCATTTCGTTCGTTCTGCTTCAGGTCTATGTCAAACTTCACATCTGAAACAAGGATTCCGGCATCTGCTACGGTGATTGTTTCTCCGGTCCCTTCTACGGATTCAATCTTTGCCGCAATGACGCGGCGACGGGTAAGTAACGGCATGGTATAGCTCCTTTGGCGGGTTGTTATCCCACAATTCTTGGATGCTCTTGGCAGAGCGGTTTAGGGTTATTTTTTCTTTTCTGGTTTTTCCGGTGTTTCAACTTTCTCCGGTACTTCCAGTTTTGGTGTTTCGTTGATTATCAGGGGTTTTGCTGCGTCCCTGGTTGTGATTTTCATGGAGTTCTCCTTAGAAGTTCCAGCGTGGCGTTCTATAATCAATGATGATGATCTGGTGAGCTTCGGCACTTAATACTTCTGTTTTCTTCGATGTGGTGATTCTCTTCACTTTCCGGCAATCAATGATCTTCCCACCTAAAGTATCATCCGATCCGATCTTTCCCAGAGCGGTTGCCAGATAATCGCGGGAAGTATTTGGTGCGGTTACTCCATGGCAGTAGACGGAAATTACAGTGGTCAATCTTTCGTCTGTTCCGGCTGAATGTTCCTGAATAACGTCTGCTTCCGTGGTGGTTATGTTGATTGCCGGTAGCTGGTTAAGCCCATACGCTTCCTCAACGGGCCGGTTTTTGGTAACAGTGACAATCCCGGTCACGGTAGCCATCAATGTCGCAAGTGCGTCGATTATTCCCTGTTCCTGCGTCATGGTGTCACGCTCAACACAAGACGAAACATGCCGTCCTGTTTCTGTGTTTTGCCGATCACGTACCATGTGACCGAATTGATAACCAATGCCGTGCCGTGATTAATATTGTTTGCCGCCACATCCGCCGCCGATGCGATACAGTAGGGTTTTCCCTGTTCTATGCTGCCATCGTCATACATGACCGGTACTGATTCGGTGCGGAAGTCAACCGTGATGGTGTTAGCACCTACGGTTGCTTCCGTTTTACCGGGCATTCTGGCTATCATTGCGGTTTGTTGGGCTGCAGAGAATGACATTTCATCGTCTCTTTTTCTTTGGCGGTTCTTCGAGTTCGCTTACTCGTTTTTCATAAGCGGTCACTATTTCAGGGTCTTCGGATAACAGCCTTTCCAGTGTTTCCAGATCCGGCGCAAGGGCTATCTGTTCCAGTAAAGTTTCCCTTGTCAGGTCAGTGCCGCTCTCCACTGATTTGATTTTCCCTTGTGAGGTCAACCGCTGGACAAGATGATCCGGAATGTCGCTGCGTTCTTCGCCGGGTATGGTGTCGCCCAAATTAGGGCCAAGGCTGAAACCGCGTAAAATAATATGTTTCACGTTATGTCTCCTTGGAATGGGAGCGAGTTTCCTCGCCCCCATTCTACTTACGCTTTGGTTGCGCCGGTTGCCTTACAGAATGCTTCCGGGTGGCGAATCTGGACATCGAGCATCAGGTGAATTACCAGCCTGATAAGTCCACGATCTGCCAGTGTGTAAGGGTCAACAACAACTTCGATCCCATTTCCCCATTGGCCGATAAGCAGTTCATTCCACGATCCGAACAGGATACCGTGCTCGTTGTTGGCTCCGCCGAGTGTGCTGGAAATCTGGTTGCTTGCCATTGCCCTGTATCCGGCAACTACACCGTTGTTATGGTCGCCTGACCAAACCATGGCGGATTGAGCGGATACTATTGGTGTCTGCATCATCTTTCCGGCAATACCGGGAGTTGTTGCAAAGCCAAAGTTACCAAGCAGTGCGTTGTCGGTGGCGCACTCTGTAGCCATGTCAACGAATTTGCCGAAAGTAGGCACTCCGCCTACAACAACGGCATTCACGCCACTGGCAACATAAAGGCCGGTTGGCTGATTGTTTGAACCTGTACCGTGTATTGCTGCGGTATCAATACCAAGTGCGCCGATTGCGCCCATGTCACGGCGAAGAAGGTTTTCAGCGTCGGGGTTAGATTGAGACAGAAGGTTGCGGGAGAAAGAACCCGTTGCCATTGCTGTTTTTGGAGTGAGAGTTACGGTTGTAAGACCGATATTGCTCTCTGTGACACCAGAAGAGGGTGCTTCACCCGTCCAGTACAGCGTTGAAGCGCCGCTCTGTTTCGGGAAAGGCACAGGGCCGGTAAGTCCAGTGAGGAAAGTTCCGCCGAGCGTTCCGGTAACAGAGGTATTACGGAGAATGTCGATGAAGTCACCGTATTGGTTGCGCTGAAGTTCTGCGCCGGTTCCAGATCCGCCTGTGGTCAGGCTGGTGTTGCGGATAGGAATCAAAATACCGCCGTGACTTGAAAAGCCATTGGGCATATTTCGCATCATATCCTGATGCTTTTCGACCTCAAGGCCGCTTGCCTGTTTCCCTTCCTTCATTGCAACTCCTGCCAGAATTGCGTTAAGGAAACTGTAGGTAGAATCATCGCGGTTCGTGCCGTGAGGATTCTGGTTGTTTTCGGCTGCGGGGGTACGAATCGATCCTGTTGCATGAAGATCAAGAATCTTCCGGCCTACCTGGTCAGGGGTGAGTCCCGCGCTGATTGCTTCGGCTGCCAGGCCTGGGCATTTGTTGGCAATGCACATCTGGACAATTTCAGCCGCTTCTTTCTGGTGATTACGCTCCCCGGCAGCCGGGGTTACAACTGTTATTTCACTCATTGTTGTTACCTCTTTCTCTACGGCTTCAGGGGCCGTGTTAGTAGTCACGGCAGAAGCCGTGCTGGTTTGTTTGGGATTAATGCAGGTGTCGCACTGGTCACATGCTGAGCAGTCGGTTTCAGGGGTTTTGCCGGTGCAATAACAGGCAAGTTCTGTGGTTTCTTCGGGGGTGTCGCTGGTGTCTATTTCAATTTCAACGGTTACGGCCTTTGGTGCGTTGCGGAATCCGAGAGCTTTAAAATCAAACTTGTTGGCAGAAGCCTTTACGTCCATACCGATTCCGATTTCATCCACAAAACCAAATGCCATGGCTTCGTCGGCGGTCATCCATGTTTCGGCGTCCATTGCTGCAATGATTTCTTCATCCGTTTTGCCGCATTTTTCCCGGTAGACCGTGACGATGGTGTCCCTTACCTTGTCCAGCACGTCGGCATACTTCCGCATCTCTTCTGCGTTGCCGTAAATGCCGCCCCAAGGGTTGTGAATCATGAACAGGGTATTTGAACCCATGACAATCTTGTCACCAGCCAAGGCAATGACTGTGGCGATTGAAGCTGCGAGTCCGTCAATGTAGGTAGTGACGTTTGCAGGGTGGCGCTTGAGTGCGTTATGGATGGTTTGGCCGTCAAAGACTGATCCACCGGGGGAATCAATGTGTAGGTCAATGTTTTTTACGTTCAGGGCGTTAAGTTCCTGACAAAACCTTTTTGCAGTAATCCCCTCGCCGTACCAGTTTTGGCCTATTTCGTCATAGATGTAGATTTCAGCAGTGTCAGCCCCGGCTTGCGCTTTGATGCTGTAGTAGTTTTTCTCACTCATTCGCGCTTCTCCTGTGGGCAAGCATCAGCGCTTGCACTCGTTTCTTATCAGTCGCTTTTTCTTCTTCCGAGTCATCATCTGCTTGCGCCTGCTTGAGCGCTTCAGCGGCATGTTTCGCGTCAATTCCAAAGACAAGCCCCCTGCTTTGGGCTATCTGGTTTTCGTCTTCCAGCTCTTCACAAATCTCCTCAAAATCCTGCCCTTTTTCAGACAGTGCCGATGTGCGGGAGCCAAGGCCGTTATTGATTGCAACCACGGCGGCGTTGACATCTTTCAGCGGGTCTACCCACTGCCAGCCCCTTGCTGTCCATTTCACGTTTCTGAATTTGGCAGGGTCGCGGGAATCAAGCGTAAGAGCGCCGGAAAGCAGGGAGCATGTAAGCCACGCTTCATAGACCGGCTGACGGAATGCGGAAATCCACCATTCCTGAAGCACTTTCCATCGGTCACGCTCTACGAGCAGTCCGGAACGGATCGAGGAATAGTTGACGCCCTCAAGATCATTGGAGAGCGCGTTATAGGAGACATGAACGCCTGAAGAGAAAAACCTGAGACATGCTTTGACAAATTCACCAACATTTATGTTTGGATGGTTCGGTTTCCATTCGGAGAGTTTCAGACCGGCAGGCAGTGTCATGCCTGTGCCGGGATTGAGTTCAAGGCTGTAATCTACTGATTTTTCATCAACGGATTGATTCAGGTCGGTATGTTCAAACAGCGGGAAAGCGCAAGCTCCGGTACGGGCCGCGATGATTTCAGCCTCCATGAATCCGTCAAGGTGCTTGAGGCTGGCCATGACCGAGTTCATCCAGGTTATGCCGCGTGTCTGGTTGGCTCTTTCCGGGTCAAAGAGATGGATTATTTCTGAAGCGGGTATGCGGATACGTTTTTGCGGGGTACTTCTGTTAAGGTCTTGCGGGTGATGGCTCCATATATGGATAGCTAGCGCTCTTGACCATTCATCAACTTCAATGCCGAGCCTGATTTCATTTTGACCATCTGAGGCTGGCCGGTTGAATTCGTGATCGACCAGATCAGGATCTATTACCTGAAGGGCAAAGGCGAATTTGTTGAACTGGCGACCGATACACTTGCGTACAAATACTTCGCCGTCACGCGCCACGCTCTTGATAAGGGTGCTTTCGCCAGATATGCCGGATTGTTTGCCGTCAACAAAGGGTGACTTCCAAAATTCAGCCCATGCCGATTCTATCTTGTCGTTTATGGGTTTGTTCAGCTTGCCGGCATTGTTTCTGACCTGCGCCTGAAGCGTCATGCCTTTGGAGCCGATGACGTTCTGGGAAATCAACTGAAGGTATTGCCTGACAACGGGGTTATTGTGGGATAAGTCTCTGGCGTGGGCGCGGAGTTTGGCAATGTCGTTTCTTATTTGGTTGTCTATGGTGGTGGCAGAGGTTATCCACTCCCACATTGATCCGCCGCCAGCGCCCTTGAAATAGGCGTTGTTGATTTTGCGGTAGCCAAATTTGTTCATTATTTTGGAGAAAAAACCCATTAGCGGATTCCTCCAAAACTGATATTGACTGAGGGGCCAATCTTGCCGGGGTTATTTTCCCGGTAGACCTTGTAGCCGTAGACGCCTCTCATCTCCTGTAGCTTCTCGCGGGGGGCGTATTGCAGTCTGACTGTGGTTCCGTCGATGGTGGTTTCAGTCTGAAGTTCAGCTTGTGAAGCCGTCCCTTCCAAAACCGCGTCAATGGCGTCCAGCATTTTCTTATTGAAGGTTCGGGTATCGGTGGGCACTGCCGCCGCCGACAAATCCGGCGCAATGGTGATTGTGCCGCCGACAAGGGTGTGACGGATAAGACCGGCTCCACTGCCTTGCTCTACGTATTTTTGAAATTGATAATCGCCTGGGGGATATGTGGCAGATGTAACGGCAGAGATGCTAACAGCGTGTTTATCGCCGTTTGCGGTAGATGTTATGTCGAGTTTTCCCGCAAGGCTGAGTAACCGATATTTGAGAGTCCAGCCGGTAGAAGCGGGGTAATCGGCAAGGCTGATTTCCCATGCAACCGTGTCACCGGCAGTAAAAATAGTAGGCTCTGTGGTAGGGGTTTCTGACATGCCACAAGGGTGACAAAAAAATAGGGGCGTTTATACGCCCCTTTGCCGACCTTTGCGGCCCTTTGCTTGGTTAATTTATTTGTCCCTCATTCCAATTCAGCGGATCTACCCGCCCGGATGTCTCAAACGACTTGACCGATTCGACAGTGAACAGCAGCCCCCTGCCAATCTTGTGCGTTGGATGCCATGCCACAAGACAGGTATTCCCTGACTTCCACCACCGTTTCACCGTGTCAACGTGTACCCCGAACATGGCCGCTACTTCATCCACCCTCATGTAACGCTTCATGCTCACCATCCTTTCACAAATCCGCCTGGTCTGCGGCGTGACGGTGTGGTGGCCGGCATGATCTTCTGTGTCTCTTCGTTTGCTTTTTGTTGTAGCTTTACCAGCCGTTCTTTCAGGTCGTTATTGCGGATGCTCATGTAGGCGGCTATGGCATATACCCGGCAGTCAATGGCCTCGTTTCTGGCTGCGTTGGTCTTCTTTTTCCAGACGTGGACAGTTGAACCCTTCAGCTTTTCCTCTACCTGGTGCTCCGCCTGTATCATTTCAAACCAGTTTTCAGGGTATGTTGTCGGGATATGGCAGTATTTGGGGCCGGGAGTAACCAGCGCCAGTGACGCAAACATGGTTGTCTTGATCTTCTGCCCTCCTACGTTGTATTGCCGCACTCTTGAGGATCCGAGCTTGACCTGATTCGGGCCTTGTAATTCAGGAGCCCTATACTCGCTTGAACCTTTGCAAGAGAATATCCCCCTTGCGTTGCGCCGTCCGGTGAAACGGTGAACCATGTTATCTCGGTATCCTGCATCAATAAAGCTGCGCTCTATTCTCAATTCCTCCCCCGATTCATGCCGCCATGTTCTCAAAAGGTACTTGTCCAGCTCTTCCCATACTTCCGGCAGTGACGTATCACCGAAAATAACCTGATAATCCATTCCCCATGTCTCTTGATGCAGCCCCCATGCTACTACCTCAAGTTCAATACGATCAGCCTGTACGTCACCGCCAGCCGTAAGCATTCCCGCCGCCATGGGAACAACCGGAGCGTATGCCTCTGCACGTTCATTCAGTGTTTCCAGTTCCGGCGCGTCTATCTTTTCTTCCTTGTAACTATTCCCGGCAACGGTGTTGTGCCATTTCTGGATTAATTCAGGATGCCCCTGAGCGTCAATCCACCGCCCCACAACTTCCGATAAGGACATGAACGGGCTTACCCACGATGGATAATGAGCCGCTACAGACTTGAACCGCTCCACCATTTCACCGCGCGGCCTCCATCCTTTGAAATCCCCATCTGCCATTGCTGACAAAACGGCAATGTCGCGGTCGTTATCATCCCACGGCATACCGCAGTCTTTACAGTGATACCGCGCTGACATAGTTAATCGTACATGGCTGGATTTTGCGGTATTGGTTTCCTTCCCCGGCCAGTCGAAACGGTCAAAGGTCATTATCTGTGCTTCATTGCAATGAGGGCATACCGGCCAGTAATCGAAAACTATATCGGTGCTGTCAAATTCATCATCCAGCGCCGATCCTTCCAAAGCTGGGCTTGACAATATCCAAATCCGGCACGTATCCCCGTAAGTATTGGTACGGCCTTTCATGTCAAAGATGTTGCCAAGTTGTTTATATTTGGCTAATTCGTCCAATACTAATATGCGGTAAGACTCGGAAGATACGGACGCCTCCGATGTGGCCCATCCTATGTCTATCCTGAAGTTGTTGTTGAGTTTGATGCTGTAAATAGCGGTATCATCTGGATTTCTGGATATGAGGTGTTTTAAGCTGGGTGAATCAGTGAAAATCTGGGAAAGTTTATTACCGGAAAGTTTTTTAATGCTTTTTTCATCAGCCATTACCACCAGTGCATTGTCATTGCCGTTGCTGTAGTCGGCCTCTCTTGCGAGCAGGATATGAATACCCTGTGTTTTCCCTGTCTGTACCCCTGCCTTTAATACGCCCCGCCGGACATGATAGAGGCTGAATATGTCCATTATCCCCGCTAGAGGGGGGTTATTGGCATTTTTATAGGGGCCGGGGCGGGAACTCTTCTCGATGTCAATCTTGAGTTCAGCCCATTCGGACGCCCGGAGTTTATCGCGCTTCTTGAGCACAAATAGCTCCGATTTTTCAAAATGTACGGCACTCAGACTGTTCCCCTTTTCCCAATGTCATCAAATACCGTCAATACGGCGTCGACATATCCTTCGGCAATAATGGCAAATAATTCGTCGTGGATCTCTAATCGTTGTTCTTTTGCACCTGCCTGTAACTGGCGCATAAAAGCAGCCTTGCCGTTGACCATGGCCGTTTTCATACCCTGGAAAACAGCTACACGGCGTTTTTCCTCTTCCGACAGGAGTATATATTTTCCCATTTCGCAGTCAGTCTTAAACCGCTTGGCTCTTACGGTTTCATATTTGATCTGCTCTGCAAGGGAGAGTGATGCGGCTATGTCGGTGGTATTGGTGAATTTGGCGGCACAATAGGAATCAACTTCTTTGGCGTGGAAAACACCTGATTTCAGGTCGCGGATGATGTGCTTGGCGTTGATTGCCTTGCGGATCGCCTCAAAGGATGGCTGCTTACCGTTGGCCTGTTTCCATCCTTGATCGAGGATATGCTGGTGTACTTCTTTTACGGTCTTGAAGGTCTGCATTAAATATCCTGTAGGGTGTTCTCCCCAAAGGTGATGGGTGGTTGCTACGTTAAATTTAGCCTTCAGTAAATAAGTGTTTTCTTGAACTATCAGGGCAATATGCCAAGCCAAGTGATGTCTTTTTTAAATACATCGCTACTGGTTTGAAACTGTCGCATACGTACAGTTCCGCTGACTTAGCTGGCCTTCTTTGCTTTGTGTCGTCTACCGAACAAACCCAAGAAGGATGTTCTTTGTCTTCTGTTTTCTCTTTGTTTGCACATACTAAACAAGTGTCTACACATCTGAAATTAACCATGCTGATATCCTTTATTTGACCTGGTAGCTTTTATTGATACTGCCTTTTGTTGCATCTCCTAGCCGTTAGTAATCAGACTGTCATCAAGATCGCAATAAGTGTTTCTGTCTGGAGTAGTGGTTTTTTTTGTTTAGCCGGTGAACACAATATGAGCAGCTTTCTGATTCCCTGAAATTGTTACTTGGCATTTGTTGCCTCCTTGTCTACTTGTCCGTAATTGATAAATCAGCATCCTTGACACGTTACCGTGAGGATACCGGCCCGGCTTTCATCTGCGGATTCATGCGCGGTGTTTCCACCGTTCCCCGCTCCATTCAGATTACAATCACTTCGGCCAAGGGAGGTTCGGGGTGAGGAATTACTTATTTAGCTTAAATGCCATTGCAATTCCTTTGTTGATATTTATTGATAACCTTTCGTCAATCACTCTCTTGCTGATCTGGTCGAATTTCAGGATAGGAGTATATGAAGGTGGTGTATTCCTGCCAGCAAACCAAAGCTTGAGGCCACTTGCCTTGTCGATACTGCCACCCTTCCCCCTCTGGTACACTCCCGGCGATAATCCTTTTGCAGCCTTGCCTGATACACGCTTTTTCCCTTTACCCGGAACGCGTTCAAAGATGCTCCCGTTTATAACCTCAAATTCCTTGTAACCTTTCAGCGTCCTCATTTTCTTCTTGGCGCTTCCGAAAGTCTGATTCTGCGAAACGTCCCTGTCAGCCTGAAGGATGGTCAGTATCCGCTTTATCTGCCCTCCCGACACATTGCCAAAGCGGTCAAGAATGTCTTTACTGCCAGGCACAAGGAATTCGCCGGTACGATGCCCACCGGAGAAAGTCTTATTCGCCAGCAGCTTTTCAAACATCTTCTGAGGACGTGGCCCACCGAATACTTCAGGCCGTAGGTAATGATCGGATGGCTTGCCCTTAAAGTTGATTTCTGCGGTCAGGTTATTTTGTTTGGATTGGAATACTTTGAGGCTGTTGAGAGTAAAAGGGGTAGGTCGGTCAAACGTAGTAGGCATTTCCTTCTTCAGTCCATCCCGCACGTCCCATGCTGTTTTGTTGATCCCATGTTGTGTCGCATACCGGAGTTGACCGGGAGCGGAATCAAGGGCAGAGAGGATGCTTTTTGTGTCAATTTTGACGTTTATCATGCCCACCCGCCCCGGTATCACAGTACGCAAATAACAACGCCTCACCTTTTCGTATACCCACTTTTT